CCTGCCGCAACATCAATTTGATGCTCTGGTTAGTTTCGCATTCAATCTCGGGCTTGGCACCCTGCAAAGATCAACCCTCAAAATGAAACTGACCCGAGGCGACATAAACGGCGCAGCGGATCAGTTTCTAAGATTTAACAAGGCAGGAGGAAAGATCCTGCCTGGCCTGCAACGTCGTCGAGTTGCAGAAAGATTGTTATTTCTTGGCTTACAAATAAATGCCAAAAAAGATAACTATCAAGAACCCAAAAACAGTTAATTTTGAGACAGTGCAAAACATCTTGTACTCCGCACAAGAGCAGAGAGACTTATTGCAACATGAGCCAGTGCAATTCATACGATCTCACCTTGTAATCGTTTGGCAACCAAAGTTGCATATCCTGCAATGTCAACCCAACTATCCACATAGTTTGGATCACCGTTGACAATGCGCCCAAGTTTATGGGCGATCATTTCCAGCGCCTCAGCTTGATCGTCTGACAGCTTATAGTTCATGTTGGCAAACATTGTCCTTTTGAGCTCTTGGGTAATTCTTGCGTGCTCAACAAATTTCCCGTAACGCTCTCCGCGTTCTTGCAGTGTTGTGTCAATGTCCATTGTTTCCTCTTATGTTGATTTAAATCTCATTTTGATTGGAACACCAAGCTGGAACACGCTGTTTACCATCTTGGATTTTTTCTGCTTGTACCGCCGTTGGTTTTCAGCAGGCGATGCTTTTGGCATCGGCTTGTCCTTCTTGTCGCCTATCGCGTAAATCGGTCTAGGATACCGCCTAGCTCCTTCAAAATCGTAAGTCCAGTCAAGGATATACACCCGTTTTGGTTTAGTAACGCTTTGCCTCATTAAGCGGCCAAGAATTGCACCGCTGCTGCTTTTAGTTGTGCCAATCTGCGCACAAATTTCTACGCTGGTCATCGGGCCGAACTCCTTTAATGCCCTCAGCATATCTTCGCCTCTGCCTTGTTTTTTTTGCATTAGATTTCTCGAATTTAATGGCGGGGGCGCTTGGCTCACCAAGTCTTACCTTTTAAGACCCCCAAAAACTTACAGCAGCTTTTCTATCTTGGCGTCAACGATGCCATCACAATGCTCAATGATGAACTCGCCAACTTGCTGGGCAGTCATCAAATTCTGCTCGAACTGCTTAAAAGCCCACAGAATTTCACCGACGTCAATCTCGGCAGAGTCCATATCATTCAAAACTCGAGCACGTGCGCCTTGATATCTTTTTTCCGCTTCCTCTTGACGCTTGAAATATTCGTTCAGATCGGTGTCGTTAGAGCAAAACATTTGGAGTCCTTCCGGTTGTTTGGTTGCGGTGTGTGTATTGTGCAGATTTGACAACACAATGTCAATTATTTATTGAACGGTCTTACAACAATGTCATCCTTTCGGCCCCTGCCTGCCAGTAGATCCCTGAACCTAGCCTCTGTTCTGACGTGGCATTGCATTAACGTCCTGGCGGGCACCGATGTGATGACTTCCGCATAGTCTTCCAAGACAGCCCGGAGTGCTGCTATCCCCTCTCCGGTAAGCCTGAGCACATTGTGCTTCTTGTAACGCTCTCCAGCCTCAGCAAGGGCTTTTATGGCGTCATTCAGTAGACCGCTGGCATCTGAACACACACCCATTTCGGTCAAGGTCTCCATCATGTTCACGGCATCAGAGCAGGCAATCCAGTCGTGGAACGTTGGTGCCTCGGCTTGCTCAAGCGACCTAAGCCCCTCGTACATCTTGAGCAAGTGATGCCTTTGCTTTGCCTTCGGGATAGGCTCTGTTGCACTAGCCATCAACAGATCCCAATGCGAGTAGGTTGGGCGATCTCTATTCTTCTTCATTGCAGAATTCCAAGATGTGTTCTTTTGCAACTTCGGCGCCTTTGCATACGAGAACCAGGTAACCAATGTTGCGCAAGTAGGCTATCCAGTCCGTCTGTTCTGGGCTAATTACTCCGCCCTTCTTGCGCTTCATCTCAATCCAGACGTTCCATTCAGGGATGAACAGATCCGGTACACCTGCTGACACGCCTTCAGCCTTTAACCTGGCAGCGGTTGAAATGCTTCTGGCTCCTCCGTTCGGGATTGCAATGATCCGCACCCCTTTGCAATGCTGGCGGAACCACTTCACGAACTCTCGTTGTTCTTCGTGTTCTGTTGGGATGTCATTCTTCTCCATTGATTGCTTTCTGTATGAGTTCCATTTTCATCTGCAAATCAACAAGTTGGTACAGAGCAGACCGATATCCCTCCCATGCTTGCTCTGCACGTTTACGCTCTACTTCCAACAGCCTAGATATTCTTTCAAATTTCAGTTTTTCTTGCTTGTTCAAAATGGAACCTCCTCTATCCACTCAGGACAAGAATTTAAACAATTGGTAAATTCATCAGGCGGTTTCACATCAAACAGCGCACACCACCCAGCTTCGTTGTAGTTGTCGCAAGTGTGGCAACACCTCGGCACGGGTTCTTTCTTTCTTGCTCTGAACAGTACGACAACTTCAGGTTCTGGCGGTCTGCTCATTTCCATTCTCTCCGTATCACTCGGTAAAATTTGCCATCCTTTTTGTACTCCACCAGTGACGGGGGATGTGAACCCTTCATTGATGCAACTGCTTCATCCAAGCCTTGCGCACTTGTATGAACTCCTGCGCTTCTGGCGATAGTGATGAAGTTTTGCGCAGCTTTCTGGCCCGCATAGCCATCATGCATGACTGGCAAGTACTCGGTCACAGGGACATCACTCAGCCCCCCGTAATAAGTCACAGCCAACATCTCTTTTCCACTGGTGCGGCTTAAATGCTTGCGCCACGTCCAGCTGGTGACCTCCATCTCAATCCCTTCAATGCCCATGATGTCGTCAAGATGGAGAGTCAACTCCTTTTTGACTGGTGGCGGGAAAGGGTGTCCGCATGCCGGGCAAGTTGTCGCAGAGATAGCGCACAGCTCGTCACAGTTATCGCAAACCTTAACAGGTGCCTCACCGTTACCGGATCCAGCCTTCTTAGGTGGTTGGACGTTGGTAATTGGCCCGTGCGTACTGACCACCCCGGCAAAGTCCAGAACTAGACAATGATCGGTGTGACTCTTCGGCCTGAGACCTCGGCCGGCCATCTGAACGTAAAGAGCTGGAGACATCGTCGGCCGAAGCATGGCAATCAGGTCAATATCAGGGTAATCAAAGCCCGTCGTTAGCACATTGGCGTTGGTTAATGCCCTGATTTGCCCGGCTTTGTACTCCTTTAGACAATTTTCCCGCTCTGCTTTAGGGGTTTCCCCTGTAATGCACTTTGCAGTCACTCCGCAATCATTCAGCACATCGGCAACCGCATGAGCATGCTTCACGCCAGCACAAAAGAACAGCCACGCCTTGCGGTCTCCTGCCAGCCTAATGACTTCTTGCACAGCAGCTAGATTGTTCTCGTCCGTGTTTACTGCGGCCTGCAACTCGGACTCTATGTACTCTCCGCCCCTCTTGTGTACACCAGCGACATCTAGCTGAGACTTGGTTACTTTTGAACGTAATTGGGACAAATGCTTCTTGTGAATCAGCTCCTCAATGCTAACCGGCTCAATCAGATCATCAAACAACGCGGGCTTGTCAGTGATCAAACCATGCCCCAGGCGGTAGGGTGTGGCCGTAAGACCAACAATCCGCATGGCTGGGTTGATCATCTTTAACTCGGCCAGCAGAGTACGATAACCGCCCTCCTCTTTGTGGTTCACTAGGTGGCACTCATCAATCAGCACCAAGTCAATGTGTCCCAACAGCTTGGCCTTACTTCGTACCGACTGAATGCCGGCAAAGGTAATCGGCTCACCAAGTTGCTTTTTACCTATGCTTGCACTATAAATACCCATTGGCGCCCCAGGCCAATGGAGGCGCATTTTCTCCGCGTTTTGCTCAATCAGCTCTTTTACATGGGTGAGCATTAAAATCCGAGTCTCAGGCCAATTTTGCAAGGCATCTTTGCACAGAGCCGCGACGATGTGGCTCTTACCTGATCCAGTTGGCAGCACTAGACAAGGATTGCCTTCGTTACCAGCGGCAAACCACGCATAGAGTTGATCAATGGTGCGTTGTTGGTAGTCGCGGAGCATCATCCCGTTACCCTCGACCCAGGCCAAGCGTCCCTCAACTTTTGCAAGTCTTCATCCGCACAGGCATCAGCATTTGCCAACAGCTCTTTGCTTGAATACACCCCCGGCCCTGGCTCGCCATTGACCAATGTTTTCCCTTTGATGACGTAAACAGCCTGCCATTCGTTTGCGCTGTCTTTACGCTCCCAAGGCACCAGATCCGGGTGCAGCACGTGAGCCTCGCATCCGTGATGCTGTGCATCAGTTGGAATAATGTCATCCCACCTAGCACAATGCCACGTGCTATCACTCAAAGCCGATGAATGCGCACAGGTGCGACAGTTCACTTCCTTGGTGGTCTTGCTGCCAAAACATTGATCATGGCCTGGGCAGTATTTGCACTCGTACCATGTTGGATCAACGCTCAACGGCTCCGGCATGCGGTCAGACAAAGTGATTCGGCGGCCCCGATCCACAAACTTCTGAGCAGCTTCCTTGTCCAGGCGCACACGCTCTGTGTAGAGCCGATCATCATCTTTGCAGACCGCCACATACAGAGCACGATCCAACCCAGTGCCCCACATGTAAACCTGCATCTGAGCCCAGTGCATCGGCTTGGCGGCTTGCACACCCTTTGAATTCAACTCATTAAAAGACTTTAACGAATGAGTCTTGAACTCAGCGATGTGAGGAGTCTTAACAGCACCTGGCACGCCTTTTTCAATACGGGCATCAATCGAGCCAGACACATGGCAATCAAAATCAACCCGGCTCTGGCCTTCAGAGGGAGTCCTAACATCAAGCCCAATTGCGCGAAGATCATTGATAATTTGCTGCTCTTCATTGTGACCCCTGCGGAATAGCCTCAACATGCGGCCAGAAAACTTTTCAACGACCGCCCACCTAAATGACAGCCACAGCCAGCGGTCACACTTGTGACCCAGCATTGACGCGCCAAGGTGAGGGCGTGGTCTTTCTTGTTTTGCCTCGTGTACTTCGTCGATCAAAGTTGGTATAGAATCAAGTTCTGGAATTTGCAATTTGTCCTCCGTTTCTGCCTAAAAAGCAGTTGCAACAGCCCCTCTCATGAGGGGCTTTTTTTTGGGTGGGGGTACTTGCCTCGCTGGTGAGATTCGAACTCACGGAGACCCAAGTATTGCCCGTGGCGGCACTCAAGTCCCTCTAGCCACATCACCAATAGACCAACCTCTGGCACAGCAAAGCTTTCCCCCCGAAACTTACTTCTTAACCCAAAAAGGTGCAGCTTTTGCGTTCGTGGGCGCGGAAGGTGCGGCAGAAGGCAAGTCAGAGATTGCGCCTACAACAGCCTTAAACCCTTTGACCTCGTTGCGGTCGCCATACTCCTCATCGGCCTTTACATCCAGCTTGATGACCAGGTTGCCACCAATCAACTGGTCAGAGTCGGTAACGCGGGCGAGACCGATTGCTCGCATGATCTCGCCAAGCTGCTGGCGCCCGATCTCCTCAGCTTTTGCGCTTTCATTCTTGATGTTGAGATTGCCAAAGATCACGCGGCCTTCGTGAGTTGGCCCAGTGATTGAATACTTCACGGCAATGTACTCGCCAGTTCCCGACTTGGTTGCCTTCACGTTAGCGCCGGAAATGGTCGCAGAGTACCAGCCAGCAGGCAGGGGGCTAAAGTTCTTGCTAGCTTCTGGCAGGTCGGAAACGTCAAATGATTGAGAGAGGAATGCCATGATTAGTCCTTTCGTGTAATTGCAAAAGATGGCCGAGAGGCCGTGGTGGTAATTGCGTCAAGCAGAGGAGTTGTGATTGATTCGTGAGCAGACTTCCACACGCTCATGTTGATCTCTGGCTTCCATCTGAACAGACTGGCGAGGTGTTCGGTCAAACCGGCTTCCTCTGCTATGGCTTGCAGCTTATCAGAATTGACCTTTCGGTCAAGCCTGCCAGCTACCTTTATTTCGTAGAACCCGGCTCGCTCGGTGGTGGTGCCCTCCAGGTTCTCCGGCAAGGCCATGGCCTGAACAATCTGATCTTCAATGGTTCTGCGGCGTGTTGTTGCTTCCTTCTCTTCCAGCTTTGCAGCTTCCCACTGGGCTGCAAGGAATTGAAGGTCGGTTTTAATGAATGTCATTTCTTCCCTTTCTTTGCTGTACTGAAATACTGTTTAGATCGATAGCTTGCCACCCGCATTTCAAAACAGGATGCGAAGAAGCCCAGGGTGCACAGCGTGATCAATCCGTCTGCCAGTTCTGCAAATCCTTGGGCAATCCCAAGCAGGTGAGATGCGCGTGTCGGGTGTCTCCAGCGGTAAATCACTTACTCCCCCTTGCTCTGATTTTTTCCGCTAACCGCAACGCTTTTTCTTCCTCGCACAGCTTCGCACACTCTTCGCGCTCTGCTGCTGCGACTAGCTCGGCAAACTTTTCAAGCCTCTCAATGTATCTATCATTGAAATTCTCGAAATGGACACGCGCTTCTTCTGCCATCCTGATGATGTCGTCCTGGGTCATGTGCTTGCCTCCACTTGATAGTCTTTGAACACAGTTCCGCGACTGGCATCGCCCACCTTGCAGGGCTTCACCCAGACGTTCTTCCCGGTCTTTAGCCTACGCAAGTGACCGCGACGGTCATGTAGTCGAGGGCTTGCGTGAGTGCCTCCTTGAGGTTCGGCCCTGGACTGGGCAGGCTTGATCGTGACCGTGTGCCAGTCATACGATGGAAGTTTCCCCTCGGCCAACTTGCGACGGTTCGTAAAGGAGTCTTTGACGGTTGGCCGGTACGCATCGCACCCCCTGGACATCGATGCGATCCACGCGGTGACCAGCCCCAGCACCATGGCCGCGTCCTCTTCCTTAACAATCTCGTTTTCGTCCACGGCCCCGTAGCGCACAACATCGTCCTCCACTAGATAGACGATGGTCGGCAGCGCTCGCGGCAGTTGACCGTGCGGGCCTTTCCAGACACTGACCAGCACCCCCTCGGCGGGGTCATTGCCAACGATCATCATCATGCAGTCATACACAGCGTGGTTCTGCGATTTGCCGCGCCACAGCACCATGCACTTCTCAAACGGCGGGCGGCATTCTCGAAGCCAACTCACCTCTTGCCCTTGGCTGAGATCAACCCCGGTAATGTCAAACCAAGAAAGCTCAACAGGATCGACATCGGAGGAAGGAACTTCGAACATCCACTTCATCGTCTCGCGGATAAGTGATGTAGTCATATCATCCTCCTTAGCGTTGAGCAAAACCCATGCGGCGCATGCCTAGCTCGATCAGCATGGCGGCGTCCTCAAGGCCGTTATCACTACTGCTCATGGCGGTTGCCCACTCTCCCCCTGTGCGTTTGCCCACAATGCCAACGCTTATGACATTCCCCGCTTTTGCTTCTTTGAGCCAAGACTCCAGCAGGTTAATGGCGTCTTGTGTGTGCGGGCTTGCCACCTTAATGAACGGCTTCACGGTATCTGTCATCCCTGCCCCCCAATCTTGTTAATAATCGCCCCCAGATCAGGGCTTTCCCACATATCCAACCGGCCCGACCGATCCTTAGCTAACCAGACACCATCTCCATCGCACATCAGTGCTCGCTGAGTGTTACCGTCGGCGTCTTTTTCAACACGTAGGGCCAAGACTTCATCAAAAAAGTAGGGCAGCGCCTGGCCGGTCTTGTTGCCTGGCATTGAAGGGCTGTACATCATCTTTGCCAGCTCGTCTTGGCTCTTCTCCAGCTTCGCACTCATGTAAACATGGCGCCCAGGCAGATCCCGAAAGGCTCGGATCACATCGGCCATTTGCTCCTGCATAGAACCGTAAGCGGCCCTCGGGTCTTTGTTGTGCTTTTTCTCATAGTTCAGCACCACCTCGGCAATCTCCGAGATAGAGTCAATCGCTACTGACTGGAAAGCCTCGGCCTCCTTTGACTTTGTAAGCCACTCATAGGCTTCTCGCAGCTCATCCATGGAGCTGATCTCAATGAAGGGCACGTCGGCCCCGGCGATTGATAGGAGACCGCCTTCGGCAGATAAAACTACAGGGCTGGGAAGCGTAGGGATAAGGGAAGTCTTGCCTGCGCCAGCAGCGCCATATACGAGGAGCTTTACGCCCGATGCGGCCAGTTGGCCTGTGGTTTTGAGATTGATAGCCATTTTTATTTCCTTGTTCTTGAGTTGTTGACGGTGCCGTCGCCATTTCCGAAGCCGTAGACGTGGCCAAAGCCGTAGCTGTAGCCGTAGCCGTCGCCGTAGCCATAGCCATCTAAAAAGCCGTAACCGTCGCCACTTCCGAAGCCGAAGCCAGAGCCGTCGCCGTCGCCGTAGCCGTCGCCGTAGCCGTCGCCGTAGCCGTCGCCAGAGCCGTCGCCGTCGCCAGAGCCGTATCCAACGGGATAAAACATCACAGACCCCAAGCGTCGTGAACGGGTACGCAGAAAATCTCAGCGCCTGCGGGCATATCCACATCAGCAATCGGACGGAGGTCGGCGCTGGCGGTCTCGCACATCTTGGCGAAACCAATGTTCTCCCACTTAAATACGTGCACAGCGCGTGAGATTCGGATACGTCCGTTTTCACGCGCCACGTCGCCTGCAAAGATCCAACCTCGATCAACGACGACCACAGCGCGGGTGCCTGTTGGCCGGGGGGTTACCGCTTCAGATGCGGGGATGTAGTCAATACCGTTAAGTGTGATTTTGCTCATGATGATTTTCTTAAAAAGGCGCCGGTGGCGCAGGTGGTAGAGGTTCCTGACGGAACGGGGTTTTGGGTGGAGGGGGCAAAGGCACCCCCTTGTAAGTAGGGAAGGGCCAGTTATGGGGGACTTTTATGATTGTTCTCCGGTTGCTTTTGCGATTGCTGCTCGGGCCATTTCTGAACCGCGCGTTGTGTAGCCCTGAGCCACTTCAAGGCATGCTGCCAGCAGCTCGGGCGCAGCGGAGATTAGGCGGGCGTCGTGCTCTGAACAGACCGCGACTTGAATCCAATACTGAGGTCGCCCATCAATTCCCACGTTCCAGTTATATAAAGGGCCCGCTTTTGGGTCTTGACGGATTGCCCAAGGCCCAGGTGTGTGCTTGCTCAAAATGCCACCTCGTTTTTCATGTGGTCCGTGTAACCAACTGCAAAATCCACGGCTTCGTCCATTGTTTCAACAGTGCCAAGAAACGAGCGTTTGCTTGGGTAATCTGAAGACCACAATGTTATATACGCGCCAGTCTCACTTGCCCAAACTTTGTAAAACCGATCTTGATGAATCAATTCCATGCTTTTCTCCTTGACGGGGGCCGAAACCCCCATGAAATCATTTGGATGTGGTCTTGACGCTGTAAACAGCCGTGGTCTTGGTGTGCTCTGCCACCACATCGGAACCGATGCCTTGAGAGGCGCAGAGTGCCTTCCAATCAGTGACCGAGCGATTGGATTCAATCACGGTACTACGGAACAAAACACCCTCGTGAACACCGCCGACTTCCTTCATAGCCTTTTTGATTGCATCTGCCTTTTCTTCAAGGATGGCAATCTCAGCAAGCAATGCGCCCAGTTGGTCGGCTTGGGTCAGTTGCAGGTCATTGTTCTTCATGGTGTTTCCTTGTGTGTCGCACCGTCAGGGGATCTGTTCGTGCGATGGGTGTATTGTGCGGGGTGTTTGTTAACTTGTCAACACCCCGCGTGCATTAAAACGTTACATCATCAATTTTGCAATGCACCCAGTCGCGGGCCCACTCTAGTGCGTCTAGCATGCAGTCGCATGTGCCAATCAGGGTAGAGCGGGCGGGGTAGTCTGATGACCAGATCAGAACGTAATCGCCCACCGTCGAGGCGTACACTTTATAGAAGCCTTCTTGATAAATCAGTTCCATTTTGCTATCTCCGTTTGGCTGCTTCGTCGGGGAATCCGTTCAAGCAGTGTTGACACTATAGTTCAGTCGGACGTATGATGTCAACACCACAACAAAACTTTCTTAACAATCATGCTTTCACTAGAACTCATTCGCGAACAGCTTCAGGACCGACGATTGACTGTCATTGCAGAGCGCACAGGCCTGCATCCCAATACGCTGCGCGACATTCGAAACAATCCGGAGTGCAATCCGTCTCACCGCGTGCTGGCGGCGCTGAGCACGTACATTGAAAGCAGTGCCGATTCGGTCCTGCGCCATGGCTGATTTATCCAAGATCTTAGGCGGCCCTTGGTCGCCCCCAGTGAGCCCAGTGCCCCAGGCACCGGAAATCCAATTTGCTGAAGCCATTCGGCGCGCGGGCTTGGAAGTGCCCGAGATCATTCTTGATGGAAAGCTGCGCAGGTTTAGGTCCACAGAGTCAAAGAAGTTTGATCGGTCAGGCTGGTACGTTGGTCACGCCGACGGCATTCCATGTATCACTTTCGGCTGCTGGCGTGAAGACATTACTCAGACCGTCAAGGCCGATGTGGGCGGGAAGAAGTGGACACCCGCAGAAGAGATGGCCCACATTGCCCGGGTTGCTGCTGCAAAGAAGCAGCGTGACGCAGAAATAGAGCGGGATCGTTCTGTTGCTGCTAGCACAGTTGAAACGATCTGGTCGGGTGGTGTTCAAGCAAGCCCAGAGCATCCATATCTTAAGCGTAAGGGCATCGAGGCACACGGAGCCCGGGTTACGGGTGACGGGCGATTGATGCTGCCTCTCTTCAGCCCAGAGGGTGAACTCTCAAGCCTCCAGTACATTGATGATGCAGGCGGTAAGCTGTACCACAGCGGAGGCCAGACCGGAGGCATGTACTGGATGCTCGGCACCCTCGATCAGCCTGGAGTTCTTTACATAGCTGAAGGCTTCGCCACCGCTGCAACGATCCATCAAGTCACTAACCGCCCTTGCATCGTTGCATACAGCGCAGGCAATTTAGTTCCTGTCACCGGCGCACTGCGTGAGCAGATGCCCAGTCAAGAGCTAGTAATAGTTGCCGACAACGACCAGAGCGGCATCGGCCAGCGTTATGCCGAGCAAGCATCAGCAAAGCACGGGGCGCGTATGATCTTGATCCCAACGCCTGGGGATGCGAACGACTACGCTCAAGCCGGGAATGATTTACTCATGCTGCTCGTACCGCCCAAAAGCGACATTATCACAAAGCTCAAAGCCGTCTTCGGCGACGAGCTGGGCACTGAGTACGAAGCCCCAGATGAGCTGATTGAAGGTTTGCTCGTCATGGGGAGTCTTACGGTCACCTACGGCGATAGCAACAGCGGCAAAACATTTTGGGCGCTGGCCATGGCAGCTCATATCGCCATGGGCCGAGACTTCTGCGGCCGAAAAGTAGATCCCGGTCTTGTGGTTTACTTAGCAAGCGAGGCCCCCGGATCTATCCGCTCCCGTATGCAAGCAATGAAACGCTACTACGACCACGACCTAGCCGACTTAGCGATGGTGCCTTTGCCCATGAATTTTTATGAAGGCGATGAAGACGCAAACGATGTGGTTGCACTTGTCCAAGCCGTTTCAGAACTGAAAGGCAAGCCCGTCCGCCTGATCGTTGGCGACACTTTAGCCCGCCTAAGCGCAGGCGCAAATGAGAACTCTGGCGAGGACATGGGGCCAGTGATGGCTAGATTCGACAGAGTAGCCCAAGCCACCAACGCCGCCATGCACATCATCCACCACAACGGCAAAGACCAAGCAAAAGGCGCCAGAGGATGGTCAGGCATCCGGGCCCACATTGATACAGAGATAGAAGTCACAGAAAAAGACGGCATCCGATCAGCCTCAGTCACCAAGCAACGCGAGCTTCCAGGCAAAGGCGAGGCAATCTATTTCCGTCTCGAAGTCATAGAGATGGGCACCACGAAATTCGGCCAGCCCGCAACCACCTGCGTGGCAGTACACGACAAAGAGGCATCCGACACAAAGCCACACAAGAAACCCACCAAGCACGACGAGAACATGAGGACGATTGAAAGAGCTTGGCGCAACTCAGGCAAAGAGATAAGAAATGGAATGCCCTACGTGTCTAGGTCAGCCATCCGAGAAATGCTCGTGAACGATGGCGCATCCGAAAGAACCGCCAAAAACAAGACCGAAAGCAGTAGGGCCGATGGACTCATTGCACCAATGCTGAACGCCGGTATATTGGAACAATTCGAGCACGGGTGGGTAATTGTTGATGAAGTTCAAATATCTAGTTTGATGCTAATGAAAAGCAATGGGAAAACTAAATGATCAAAGACATTGAAGAATACCCATGGAGTGAAGAGTTGCAATGTAGATATATGTCTTGGATAGCAGAAGACATAACTACGTTGATACTAAGAACACCGGATGAATACAACAAATGCGACATGGCCGGTTGCATCCGCATAGCCAAAAAGATCATGCCAGAAGTGACCAAAATTGTCGTCTTTGAAGGCTCTAGGAAAGGGGCGGTTTACACCAAAAAAGGCATCAAATGGAACTCCGGGATACAAATCTAGGCGTAGTGTTTTCGCCCCTAAACGCCCCTAGGGGCAAAAAGGGGCAGTTAGGGGCATTGTGCGAAAATTCACAAAAAACGCCCCGCCCCGCCCCTAACACCTTTAGGTTAGGGGCAGTAGGGGCATTGTGAATCGTGCAGGGGCGGGGTGGGGTGATGATTCAACTTGATAAGTTAGGGAGTGCTAACATGAGTGATGATCTTGAAGGGTCTGGACAAGAAAGTAGGGGGTGGGGTGGTGCGAGGCCGAATTCGGGCTATCCGGGCATGGTGCCGACTGATGAGGAGCGGGCCATGGTGGAGAAGTTATCTGGCTTTGGATTGCAGCAAGAAAGCATCGCGGCGATGGTGCGGGATGGTATTCACGTAGATACCTTGCGCACCCACTTCAAAAGAGAATTGGAATTAGGCCGCGCCAAGGCTAATGGGAAAATAGGTAAGACCTTATTCGATAAGGCCATGGCCGGAGATACTGGATCGCTTATATGGTGGACTAAAACTCAAATGCGCTGGGCAGAAACTCAAAAGCACGAGATAGTACATACTGGTATTAGTATTACTGGTGCATTAGAGGCGGCGAAGGCTCGTCTCATTGAAGAGAACATCATCGATGCGGAGATCGTGAAGCCCCGGCAGCTCGAAGATGGGTCTGGGCAAGGGGAGACGTAAAAAAAGGCCCCTAGGGGCCTTTTGAGTTGATTGAATAGCGGTCGAGGATGACCCAAGCTTTGAAGACTTGGTGCTGGTCTACGTGGGGCATCGAGCCTATCTCCCGTGCCAGTGCGAGCAGGGCGCCCATGGCCTGGGTGTAGGTGGGCAGATTGGCGTCGGCTAGCAGCTGGTCGGCTTGAAGGATTGGTGGGTTCATTTTGCGCACCTGTATGCGTCTCCCAGGATCGTCCAACGATAGCCGCAGGACGTACACCCCAGCCTGCGCCGTTTAACGCCGTGGCGGGGGCTGTGGCGCGTTTCTAGCACCCTTGCGGGGGCTTGGCACTTGGGGCAGTACTTCATCGGTAGAATTCCTTCTCAAGGATGTGGGTGGGGACGCTGAAGGCTATCGAGGTCAGGATCAGGGCGATCTTGAACGGGTGGCCCTCATTCAGCAGGGCGCACAAGTGGGCTTGGCGGGTTTGGCTCATCAGAAGTACATCCCAAGGACTAGGCCGCCGATGATGCCCAGGGCGATGGCGAAGAGGGCTTGTTTCATGTTGTGCTTTCGTTGATGGGGCCGAAGCCCCTGGTTGTTAGGCTGCGCGAATCCAGCCAGCACGCTGAATGTAGTCGGCATGATCTGCCAGCAGTTCAGCCTGAGTCTTGTACCAAGGGCCAACTTGCCGGGGCTTGCCATCGTTCGTGTCGAGGTGTTGCCAGCCTATGCCGCGAAGGTGCTGGTAAAAAATCCCTGTCGTCTGTGAGTAGCGGGTTGCTTGCATGGTGTATCTCCTGGTTGGTTGCTGCGCTGTCTGTTAGTCATGTCGCGCAGTGATGTAAATGTAGCATGGTTCTAGTGTCTGGACACTAGGGGAAACACTAGTACATTAAATTGTTGACACCACGACATCGCTTTGCTATAGTTCACTCATCGCATCAAACAGCAGCAGCTGACCGATGCAGACAACAGGAGATAGAGATGATCGAAAAAATCAAGCACGCAGCTCTCGTGGCCATTTTTGGCGTAGTCACGTTGGCCATAGCGGTTGGCATGGCAATGGCAATGAACCCGGCCACGTGGCGATAAGCAGCGGGGGCTGAGCCCCCAGCTCGCTGCCCTACGTCGCACGATGCTGCACGATCCTCGGTCGCGGCAGGCTAGCCCCTGCGCTTTTTAAATCAAGGGGGGGGGTAGGGCCCTGCGCGACCGGTCAAGCTGGGGGAAGGGTTCACGAGAAATTTTTTGCAAAATTTTTATTTTTATCATGCGTTTTATCTTTTTCTATCTTGCACTAAACTATCAATATCCCACACCCCTTCATTAACTTACACTACAAGGTTAAACATGAATTCAATTGACAAAGTAGAACAAGAAATTCAAGCCAAAGGCTTGACTGCGCCGCGTATCACGCCAGCCGACATTGAGGCAAACATTGTTTCGGAGCACTATTTCACCGCCGCGCAAGGCGTGTACGGGGCTGGAAGCGCAACAAACTCAAATCCAGAGAGTTTGTCATTGTTGACTTTTTGTGTGCTGGTGCTTCGAAACGGTTTTACCGTAACCGGCGAATCTGCCTGCGCCAGCTCAGAAAATTTCGATGCTGGAATCGGGCGCAAGATTGCAAGAAATGAAGCAGTAGGCAAAATTTGGCCGCTAATGGGTTATGAGCTCAAGACTAAGCTGGCAAAGAAAGTTGCGTAAATTTTTGGAGTAACTATGCAAACCCCCATCTACAAGCCCCAAGAGGAGCAAGAACTTATGTCATTGATCTGGAGTGAGCGGATCAAGGATGACCCGTTGGCGTTTGTGATGTATGTGTTTCCGTGGGGTGAGAAGGGGACGCCGTTGGAGAGGTTTAGGGGCCCGAGGAAGTGGCAGAGGGAGGTTTTGGGGGATTTGAGGGAGCACATTCGGGAGAACAGGGCTTTGCAAGAGGCGAAGTTGCCGCACCAGAGTGAGGATGATGTGGCGTATAAGGTTTTGAGGGAGGCGGTGAGTTCTGGGCGTGGGATTGGGAAGTCGGCGTTGGTGTCGTGGGTGGTGATATGGATGGTGTCGACGAGGATTGGGTCGACGACGATCATTTCGGCGAACAGTGAGCCGCAGTTGAGGTCGGTGACGTGGGCGGAGATTACGAAGTGGTTGGCGATGGGGATTAACAGTCACTGGTTTGAGATCAGTGCGACGAGGGTATTGCCGGCGAAGTGGTTAACGGAGTTGGTGGAGAAGGATTTGAAGAAGGGGACGAGGTATTGGGGGATTGAGGGTCGGTTGTGGAGTGCTGAGAACCCGGATGCGTATGCGGGGGTGCACAATTTTGATGGTGTTATGGTGATTTTTGATGAGGCGTCGGGGATTGACGATGCTATTTGGTCGGTGGCGACGGGTTTTTTCACGGAGAACACGCCAAATCGGTTTTGGTTGGCGTTTAGCAATCCGCGGCGCAATGTGGGTTACTTTTTTGAGTGTTTTGGGTCTAAGAGGGACTTTTGGACGACGAAGGTGATTGATGCGCGGTCGGTTGAGGGGACTGATAAGGCGGTGTATGACCAGATCATTGAGGAGTATGGTGAGGATTCGATCCAGGCGCGGGTGGAGGTGTATGGGGAGTTTCCGGCCGCGGGTGAGGATCAGTTTATTTCGCCTGTTGTCATTGATGAGGCGATGTCGAGGCCGAGGTGGAAGGATCAGACGGCGCCGATAGTGATTGGTGTGGATCCGGCGCGTGGTGGGATGGATTCGACGGTGATTGTGGTGAGGCAGGGGCGGGATATTGTGGCGATCCGGCGGTATAAGGGGGACGACACGATGACGACGGTTGGGAATGTGATTGATGCGAT